CTCCTAATGAGTTTGCTAGATTTGAGATTGAGTTAGAAAATGGCAGGGGTACTGGATCAACATATGATTTTTCTACAAACAGATATTTTGTTATAAATAAACAATTACAAGAACTATATCAAACACAAGGATTTACATGGAATGCAGTAACAGTAGTCAAAATATATGCCTGTGTATTAGTTTCAGATGTGCCATCAGATGACTACTATATTGCTTTAGATGCACTTCGTTTAGAAAATATTGCCACAACTAACCCACTTTATGGACTAACTGGATATTCTGTTATCAAAAATGCAGATGCAGAAACTATTGTTAAGTCTCCTAATACTAGTAATTATATTGAATTTAGATTTTCTGTTGGGGTAACATAATGGCTAATCAGGAAATAATAAAAAAATTTACTACGCCATTAATTGATCTGCCACCCATTTACTTTGGCGATAATCCAAGTGGAGATTCTAACTTCAGTCCATTAACACTCAATCATCCACAGGGAGCAAATGTAACTATACGATCAACTGTTGAACTCAATTGGGCAAATAGACCAACAAATGCTGATTTAAACGATATAAACAATATAGAAGATAGATATGGATTACTTGCGGGATTTTATCTAACTAGATTTCATTTTGCAAAAAATGGTCCAGTAGGAAGATCTCCATACATCGGACTCGGAACAAGAGGTGGTGGTGGATTTAGAAATATTGGTATTTTTGGTAGATATGGTGGAAGTCCAGGAACTTTTAATAAATCAACTAGTTTTTTTGGAAGAGGAGTTAGTGGATCCTTGAGACTGGAAAATTGCTGTGTCCATGGGTTTGGTGGAGTTACTGGGAGTATTGAAAATACAAATTCACTAAATGGATGGGGGCTCGGAGCAGAAGGTAACGGTGCGGAAATACAAGCAGTTAATGTTCAAGTTGTTGATTGTATGAGAGGGTATATAGTAGAACAGGGTGGGACAATAAAAACATTTGGTGATTGTTGTGTTATTCATAACAAAGACTCTGGTATAACTGCACTTGATGGTGGATCAGTATATTTTGCTGGGGAAGGATCTGGTTATATATCAAATTATGGAAACTATGGAGCACACGCTTATAGTGGAGGTATCATTCGTTTTGGAAATACTACTTCTGGATCACATACTGTTGCAGGTGGCGGTATTTACTCTTTGAGAGTTGATACGCAGGGAATTATAACCGGACAATCTGGTAAGATTACATATTCAAATGAACAGATTCTACGTAATGGAACAATTGCTTTTCTATAAAAATTAAATTATAAATAGAAAGAAAAGGGGGATAGTGAACCCTTAAGGAGAAAAATGGGAGTCCAGAAAAATTTCGTTGTAAAACACGGTATTGAAGTATCTGATGATCTAATCTACACAAAAGATCAAAAGGTAGGAATCAATACAACTTTTCCGGATTATGATCTAAGTGTATATGGGGATATTTCTTTAGATGGTGGATTATATGTTCCTAGAGAAAACCCTATTGTAGCACAATTTACTGGAACTATTTCTTCTAGTAATGATGATGAAATTACTGGAATTTCAAATCTTACAGAACTCGCAAAAGTTCAAGCGGGCGATTATGTAACTGCAAGTAATAATATACAGGCAAATACTGTAGTTGTTTCTGTTGGTGCAAGTTCTGTTCAGATATCTCCAGTTCATACATTACAGTCTGGATCTAATTCTCAGGCATATACTTTTACAAGACCTTATACCTCTGGTTCAGACGGACAATTATTAGTATCTCAGGGAAATCAACAGTCTCCAACTTGGAAAGATTTAGGTGATATTTCTGTTGGTATTGCAACTACCTCTATAAATGTTGTTGGTGGAATAGCTGATGTTATAAGCGCAACCGTTAGTGGAAATAGCAGCTCAGATTTAGTTACAATTAATCAAGGTGGTTCCGGTAAAGCACTTGACGTTACTGGTGATTCTGAATTTGATAATGTTACTGCATTAACTTATTTTGGAAATGGGGTTAATTTAACCGGTATTGTAACTCAGATAACATCCGGTATTGGTATAGATCTTGAATCATCTCAGGCAAATGGAAAGGGAACTGTTAAAGTTTCTTCATATAAACCGATTGGAAAAACAATATTTGTATCGCAGACTGGTTCCGATTCCAATACTGGATTAGCAGAGAACCATCCAAAAAGAACTATAAAGGCTGCTGCGGCAATAGCATTTCCCGGTGATACTATTAAAGTTTATCCTGGAGTTTATATTGAGGAAAATCCAGTTTATCTTTCCCCAAGAGTGTCTGTAGAGGGAACTGAACTTAGAAACTGTGTAGTAACTCCAAAGTATACTGATAGAGACTTATTTTATGTAAACAATAGTTGTCATATCACTGATTTGAGCTTTATTGGTCCTGAGATGACTAATAATGCTGCTATTGTTTCTTTTCAACCTCTTGCTGGAGTTGCAACTGATAGATTTTTTGATGCTGCAAGGATGATACGTTATAACCTTGATTTTATTGCAGCAGAAACTGTAGGATATCTAACTAGCACTTCTTATAGAAATCCTCCATTTGTTGTTATTGATTCTCAAGGTAATCCTACAGATCCAGTTAATTGCCAAGATGATATTAAAAGTGTTTTAAAATGTGTAATACATGATATAACTCGTGGTGGAAACTCTAAATGTGTTGGTGCCGGAAAATCTTATTACACTGAAGCAGGTGCTCTTCAGCACATTGTAGGTGTTAAGACAGAAACTATAGATGCATTAAAATATGCTGCCGGAATAGCAGTTTCTTGTATTAATAATGTAAGTTGGACTGGAAACTTCCAGACAAAATATAGTCAGGTAAAAGATTTTGGAATGCAACCGGACTATGTTACTGGTTCAAATGAAAGTATTAACTCTTGCTCCAACGTTGTTTCTGCTATACACTCTTGTGTTGGTGTTGTAACCACTATTATTGGTAGTGGACTAAGTGCTCTTGGTCCTTCTGGAATTACAACTAATTATCCAGGAAATTCTGGGATTGGATTTACAACAGTAATTGGAATTACTAGTGCAGTATATGAAAATACAACAGGGCAAACTACTATTGTAGCTCCAAATCTTCCAGTTAAAGTTGGTGATATTATTGAAGTGAGAGACTTACTATTTGAGTGTGAGTCTTCTGGAGTAATCGGAACTCAAAGATTCCCTTCAGGAAAGTATGGGTATCAGTTTGATGTTAATAAAATTAATCAAGATGGATCAATTGTTATTAACACTGGAGTATCTACATTACCACATACATATTTGAGTGGTGGAATAGTTGTTAATCGTGCTATTGGAATTACTACAGCACAGTATAACAATATTACTGGAATAACAACAATTACTGCTCCGGGAGCATCTATTAGAGTTGGTGATTTTGTAACTCTACATGACTTACAGTTCTCTTGCTCAAGTGGTGCTGCTACAACTACATTATATCCAACTGGAAATCTTGGATATGAATTTAAAGTTCTTAGTGTAGTTGGTTCAGGAAGTACTTTCGTTGTTAATGTAGGAACCTCTACCATTTCTCATAATTATGTCGGTGGTGGGGTAGTTTTCCCCGCATATTCACCTGGAGTTGGTCCAATTACTCAGGGACCATACGTTAGAAACTGTACTAATTTTATTCCTGGTTCAGTTGGAATGAAAGTAGATGGATTTAATGCAGAACCTGGCGATCAAGATGATATTGGTGTGACTGGTTCAATGAGTGTTGACTCATACACTCAATATAATCAAGGTGGAATTGGAGTATCTATCACTAATGGTGCATATACTCAGTTAGTTTCTATCTTTACTATTTGTGATGATATTGCAATCTTTACAGGATCTGGTGGACAGTGCGATATTACAAACTCAAACTCTTCTTTTGGAAGATTGGGACTTGTTGCCGATGGTGTTGGTGATAGTAGTACTAAATCAATCTACAGATATAGTGGAAAATGTTATCAAGAAGCATCTGCTGAACAGGACAGAATTGTAATTTCTGAAATTGGAAATCTACGTCCTTATGATGGACAGGCAATGTATTTTGGTGAACTATATTACACCTTAGACTCAATTCAAATTGATAATGGTGGAAGTAATTACACTTCTCCACCAGTTGTTTCTATTAGTGCTCCTACTGGACCTAATGGAATTCAGGCTGAAGCATCAGCAAATATTGAAAATGGTAGAGTAGTTTCTATTGATATTATAAGCACTGGTTCTCAATATCTTGATCCACCATCTATTACCTTTAATGGTGGTGGTGGAAGTGGAATAAGTGTTACTCCATTTATGAAACCGACATATTATACTATTGAAAGTGCCACCCTTCCTGTTTCTGGAATTACAACAGTCGTTCTAGCACAGAATCTAAATAATACAGTTAGTGTTGGAACAACTGTTTATTTTAGTCGTTTGAGTTTACAAATAGCATCTTCCCATTCCTTTGAATGGGTTGGATCTGGAAATGATATTAACACTGCAAAGCCCGCCTTAGGTGGTGTTGTAAATACTGATAATGAAGTTGTAAAATTGAATGGAGGTGAAGTTGTATATACTAGCACTGATCAGGCAGGAAACTTTAGAATTGGTGATGGAGTTGTAATTAACCAAATTACTGGTACAGTTAGTGGAAGAGCATTTAGTCAAAGTATATTAAACACAGTAAACCCACTTATTATCGCATTAGGTAACTAAAAATGGCAGCAGTAGCTCTTAACAAATTTAGATCAATCCGAGTTGGAATTACAACCGAAATGGTTGGAATATACACTTGTCCAATCGGTGTAGCATCTATTGTAATTCTTTCGCAGGTTACTAATGTATCTACTGGTGCCTCTGCAGGTAGTTATAAAGTTACTGCAGTACATTCTAGATCTTCCGAATCTCCTTCTGATTATAAGTTTGCGAATGAGGTTTTGATTCCAGCAAATGATGGTATTAACTTGATTGCTGATGGAAGGATGGCTTTAGAAACAAATGACGTGATTAAAATTAAGGCAGATAGCAATAATAAGTTAGAACTTATTTTAAGTGTACTGGAAACCGCAAAACAGTAAGGTAAATGACTAGAAAAGTATACAACTCCGGAAGAGTACAAAAACTCTCACAGGCAGAAATTACCTCAGATAGGTATGAATTTTTAGGATTAAATCAGGCAGAACCTGATTTGGGAGATCCTATAATAGGAGTTTCTTCCATTGGAGTTAAGCCTTATGGTGGAAGTCTTAGTGATTTTTATGTTCTGGGTGTTGATCCAACAGAAACTGGAAGTAGATATTGGATACCGAAAAGCACTGTCATTGCCGGTGGAGTTCAGAATCCAGGAAACGTTACAATAAGAGAACGTGGTACTATTATTGGAACTGCCAATAGTATTAGTCAAATAAACTTTGTTGGTGCTGGTGTAGAAATTACAACTCCAGGAAGTTATGAAAATGCTGAAGATAACACAAGTGTAGACATTGAAATTGTCAGTGTTGCTGCAGCATCTTCTGCTACTAATATTCAAGGCGGTAGTGCAGGAAATCTTTTATATCAAGTTGCTACCAATGATACAGAATTTATATCTAATGGATTAAATAAGCAAGTATTATCTTTTAATACTAGCATTAATCGTCCAGAATGGTCTAACCTTGAAAACTTAGCAGCTGCAAACGTTAATATTCAAGAAAATACTGATAATATTTTACAATACTTATTGTATACTCCGCCATCTTCTGTTTCTGCGGGGACAACAAATACATTAAAAGTTGCTTCTTCTGAGTTAGTATTTAATCCATCTACAGTAAAATTTGGTATAGGTGTTGCTAATCCTCAGGCAACTTTAAGTTTAGATGGAATTATTGCATTTTCCGATACTAATGTAAGAATTGGTGGAACAACAACAGGACAAAATCTAGCCTCTGACGGTGAGTATAATGTTTTTGTTGGTGCGGATGCTGGAAATCAAACAACTAATGGTGATTATAATACATTTTATGGAAATAGAGCAGGATATACTAATGTAGGTGGATCAAAAAATGTTTATCTTGGTTATAATGCAGGAAATAACTTACAGGGAGATAATAATGTAATAATAGGACATAATGTAACTGCTCCTATACAACTTGGTTCTGGACAATTAGCTATTGGAAATAGCACTGGACGATGGATAAATGGTGATATCAATTACAATGTTGGATTTGGTACAACAGCACCAAGAGCAAAAGTAGACATTGTAGGTAATGTCAATATCACTGGAGTATCAACACTAAATGATTTGAGAATGAACCGCTTTTCACCAGACGGTTCTGATTATGGTGGACTTGGTGATGTTCCAATTGCAAACTCTGATGGAACATGGAGTTGGAAAAACTTTAATGAAGCTACTAGTGGAGAAGGATTCATACAGGGAATCACTCTTTCGCAAAATGGAACTATAAAAACAGATCCTCTAGGAACTGTAAAGATTGTTAATTTTAGTAGTGGAAATTTTTCGGTTTCTGCTGCGGGTACGATAGGAACTGTTACTTATAGTGCAAACCCATCATATACTACTGTTAATGTTGGAGTAAACTCTGAAGTAAAGATACTTGCAAATGAAATCACTGTCGGATTAACCTCACAAGTAGGAATAAGAACAACTGGTATTACCGTTTCTGGTATTGTTAGTGCAACTAGTTTAACAGTTACTCAAGATACAGTAATTAAAGGCAATTTGACAGTTGAAGGTACTACTACCACGATAGATACACAAAATCTTATTGTAGAAGATAAAAATATTGGAATTGGTTCTGTAGCAAATGCAACTGATATTACAGCTGACGGTGGTGGAATTACTTTATTCGGATCTACAAATCACACGATAACCTGGACAAATAGCACGGATTCTTGGGATTTTAGTGAAAATATAAATGTTGCTTCTGGACGAGAGTATAGAATTGCTGGAACAACAATATTAAATGCAACAACTCTTGGTAGCAGTGTTATTAATTCTTCACTGACGAGTGTTGGTGTAATAAATTCCGGAACTTGGCAAGGTACTGCAATCAGTGATGATTATATTGGTACTATTGATAATGCTGATAAGGTTTCGTTAAGTGCTTTAAATATTGATGGTGGAATTTCAACATCAACTGTTGCAAATACCGATTTGTTTATTATTGACAGGGGTGGAAATGGAACCAATCGTAAGATACAAGCTCAAGATTTAAAAAGTTATTTTACTTCTGGAAGTTTAAATCTTGATGGTAATCTGGATTTGGATGGAAATAATATTGTAGGAACTGGTAATATTAATATTACTGGTATTATAACTGCAACCAGTGTATATGCAACTAATCTTTATGGAAGTTTAACTGGAACTGCTACAACCGCATCCAATCTTACCAGAAATGTTTATGGTGGTAATGGATTATCAAATACCCTAGGAGTATCTGAACTAACACAAGATGTAACCCTAGAAGTTGGTATTGGTACTGGTATTGCAGTAGGTGCTAATGATGTTTCACTTAAGAACTCTGCTGCATTTACTGGAAATAAAGTTCTTAAATGGAATAGCACTAGTGGACAATTAACCGATAGCAATATCACCGATAGTGGAACTTTAGTAACGATTGGTTCTGCTATCAAACTCGCTGGCATTCAAGATAGCACCTCATCTACAGGAGCAACAAATTATGTCCCTGTTGCTGATGGATCTGGTGGTTGGACTTGGAACTCCATAACCTCTGGAACTGGTGCTATTTCTGGTATCACCATAAAAGATGAATCAACCACAATTGGAAGTGGTTCTGATATAACTGATATTAGATTCGTTGGTAATAATGTTACAGTAACATCTGGCGGAACTGGAATAGCAACTGTTACTGTTAGTGATGTATCTGCTGGAACTGGAATAGTAGTTAATGCAAATGATGTTGCTCTGAAAAATACAGGTTCTTTAACTGGCAATAAAGTTCTTAAATGGGACAGCAGTGGTGGACAATTAACTGACAGTAGTATTACCGATAGTGGAGTTTTAGTGACTATTGGATCTACAATTAAGATTGGAGATCTTCAGGATTCTTCAGGAACTCTTCCATCAACAAGTAACTATGTTCCATTATCTAATGGAAATGGTGGGTGGGCTTGGGGTCCTCTTGCTGGTGCAACTCCCAACACAGGAATTACAGTTAGAGAAGAAAATACTTCTATAGGTAGTAGCATTACAGATCTTAGATTCTATGGAAATATTGTTACAGTTACTGGAAATGCTGGAATTGCAAGTGTAACTTTTAGTGATAGTATTGGAACTGCTACAACTGCATCTAATCTTACCAGAAATGTTTATGGTGGTAACGGACTAACGAATACCCTAGGAGTATCTGAACTTACACAAGATGTAACTCTAGAAGTTGGAGTCGGAACTGGTATTGCAGTAGGTGCTAATGATGTTTCACTTAAGAACTCTGCTGCATTTAGCAATATCACTGTTCTCAAATGGGATAATAGTTCTAAACAGTTTACCAATAGCAATATTACCGATAGTGGAACACTAGTAACGATTGGTTCTGCTATCAAACTTGGTGGTATTCAAGATAGTACTGGTGATACTGGATCTGTGAATGAAGTTCCTGTTGCTGATGGATCTGGTGGATGGGCATGGGGTCCTGGTGGAGGTGGAGGTGGAAGTTCCATTGGTGGAATAACCATAAAAGATGAGGGTACAACCACAATAGGAACTGCTGGTTCAATTACAGAACTTCATATTAAGGGAGACTTGATAGCAGCAACTGCTGGAGCAACTGGAATTGCTACAATCACTGTTACAACTCCAACTACAGTATCTGGCAACGCCGGAACTGCTACAACAGCATCTAATCTAACCAGATCTATAACAGCAGGAGATGGATTAACTGGTGGTGGGGAATTGACTTCTAATGTTTCTTTAGCAGTTAATGTTGGATCTGGTATTACAATTAGTTCTGATGCAGTTGCTCTAAGAAATGCTGCCTCTCTAACAAATAACGTTAACGACTATGTTTG